AGTTAAGTCATCTCTAACTATTGCACCTTCTGGTGCTTTTACTGGAAATGAAAATACATATGTATCATTTGGCTTCATAAAATCATCTTCTACAGGAATTCCAACCTCTTTAAGAAATGTTGACAACGGATCTTTCTTGTCTCCACGAACTGTACGAATATAATACGGAGAATGCCATGGGTGCATGCCTGAAGACACACCAGTTAATTGAGATACTGTTCCTGAAGGCTTAACACAAGTAATAGCAGCAGATTCCTGAATGCCGATCCTTTTTGCCTCTGATGCATTTGTATCTCTTGCAGCATCACGAATCTTTGACAAAAATGATCCAAGTTCCTGGAGCCCCTCTTGTCCAGACATAAACTTATGGCCAAATTGACCAGTTATAGAAACGCCAAGTAATCTTTCTTCCTCTGTATTATCTTTCCAAATCTTGCGAAGATATTTGAAGTCAGTTAGTGTTGATTGCCAAGTACCTAGAATTGTTGCTAGACGAACCTTGTTTTCAATCTCTGCAAGAGTGTCACCTTCACGAATTACAACTTCAGAGAGGTTACAAAATTGATAAGGTCTGAGGATAATCTCGGAACAGGGGTTGGTTCCGTAATGAATTTCAGGGTCTCTACGTCCCCATCTTGCTGCCTGCTTTTGAGCAGACGCCACATTGTAAATGCCACGCTCTCCTGATTTTGAGTCATATAAATTCTTCCATTCTGCAATAAACTGTTCCATCTCTGGCTTACGAGAATATGCAACTGAATTATTTGATAGAGCACGCTGTGTATTGTTTTCCCACCAATTTCCTGATTTTGCCGCTGCCATTTCTATATCATTAATATTTGACAACGAAATCATTGCAGAACGACGAACACCGCCGACAACTACAACTTCGCCTATCTTACACATTATATCGTGTGCTTCAATAGGTTTCAATTGACGACCTGCTGCTGACTTAAACTTTGCAATAGTAAAATCAAATAGGTTAATTAAAGGTTGTGGACCAGATGAGCGTCCTCCCATTGTCTTAAGACGTGCACCTGCTGGACGAAGCTTTGATACATCAATTGCTGGAATCTGTCCTGCCCAAAGCATTGCAAGAAGTTCACGGTATGACTTTGCCCAGCCATTCTTAGAATCTTCTACAACAATTGTAGTTGTTGACTTCTCAAATGATTCTGGGACGGAAGGAAGTTTATTAACATACTTATACTCAACTGAGAATCCAACTCCAGTTCCACACATCAAGATATACATAGTTTCATCAAATGATCTAGGTGAATCTACTGGAACAAATGAGCAGTTATACCCTGCAACATGATCTCGATCAAGAGCAGCACCTGCAGTCATTACTGCTCTCATAGAAGGCATTACATTTCGATTATATACTGCTTTCTTAAGATCTTCTATAACCTTAGAGGATGGTTCATATTTATATTTTTTAAACAAATGATCAAGCATAAAGGTAAAGTATCTATCTACTGTCTCGCCCCATGTTTCACGACGGTTCTCTTCTGGCATCCATCTTGCATATCTAGATAATGCAATAAAATTCTCATATGGGTTTTCAATAGTTCTTGACATATATACCTTTTCTCCGCCTTGCGGTTAATTTTTAAAATTTGTAGATACCAATTCTACCAAAAAGTATTTAGTAGCGGAAGGGGTCAAGAAAACTTTTTTACTAAATGATTAAATGCTTTATTGGTCAACTGATCCCAGTTATATTCTTCATGTATTTTAGTTGACTGAGCATAATAGTATCCTGAATAAGCTTTAAAGTTTACTGCAGCCTCTATCATTTGGTCCTCTAAATGTAATCTATCTGGCTTATACATCTTACCAATATATACATCCCCTACAGATTTAGGTAATCTCTCATCTGTAAGTTGAGACTTTAATTTTAATGGACCTACATATTTATCGTAATGGGACCAGTCATATGTTGTTATTACTGGCATGCCTGTTGCTAAGGCCTGAAGCGGTATAAAGCCAAATCCTTCTCCCCAGCTTGGATATACAAGAACATGATGAGAATGAAAGAGATTAACAAGCATAGACTCAGGATATTCTTCAGATATCAACTTAATATTATTATACTTTTGTTCTGGGCCTACCAATTCATTTCTTTCGTTATAAACTCTTATTGTAGAAAAGTTATGAGCTTTTATTGTAAGTTTATACTCTGGATTATTCCCAAAAAGTTTGCCAAATACCTCTGCAACCATTTGACCATCTTTTCTTGGAGACGGTTCTCCTATATGAAGAAACTTTAATGGTTCTCCTTCTTTTAAAATTCTTTTTTTAGGCTTCCAAATATCTTCTATCCCATGAGGATAAACATAAATAGGTTGAGTAATTCCATTATCCTTAAAAACTTTTGCAACCCAATCAGATGTAGCCCATACTTCATTACACAAATTAAATCTTTCAACCCAATCAGGTCTCATAGATGTTGATTCCCAGGGAGTATATCCTATTTGATACTGACCTTTGTGAAATTTAAAATGATGAGGTTGTGTAAAGTTTAATTGAACTTGAGATTTTGGATCTGCAAACTTAACGGTATGTCCTAAGTTATTTAAAGATTTAACTATGTTTTTACCAGCATAACCAAATCCTACTGCGGGATTTAAACCCGCTTTGATCGTATAATAAGAAATATTCATTTAAATTCCTGGTCAACTGGCTTGACAGCTATTTACTGTCAATGATACTATAGTAGTTCGTTATCTCTAAAGGAGGAAACCCCAATGGAGAATATCAAACAAAAGCTGAGCGATGTTGCTCATAGTTGGACTGTAATAGGAATGATAACATTATTTCTATTCGGAGTCCAGCCTTCGCCAATAACGCCAGCACAAGCTTTAACTTCTGAAGTGTTAGTATTAACCCCGAAAGAGGAAAAGCTACAAGCAAAACAACTGAAGAAAGAAACGCTGGAAAAATTCAGCAACACTGTATACAAACCTTCAGAAATGCTTACAGACAAAGAGTTAATAAGATTGCTCAAGACTGTAGGTTTTGAAGGACAAGCCCTTAAAATGGCTTGGGGTATTGCCAAAGCGGAGTCTAATGGACGCCCTATGGCTTACAACGGAAACAGGAATACTGGAGACAGTTCCTACGGAATTTTTCAGATCAATATGCTAGGTAACCTTGGTGATGATCGCAAAGAGAAATTCGACCTGAGATCAAATGTACTATTGTTTGATCCAGTAATTAACGCAGAGATAACGTATTATATGACTAAAGGCGGAATAGATTGGTCGTCGTGGCCAAACTCTATTAGCAAAGCAAAAAAGCTAATTAGTCAGTTTCCAAAATAGAAGTTAGGAGAGACTTTGATAAAGATACAAATAGTATCTAAATATATCAAGCTTTCCGAAGAGGGCCTTGTTCCTAAATTGGAGTGTCCAATAGATCAAGGCCTTCTTTTTTGCAATGAAGATTTAGAAGAAAATGTATATCTATATTGCCTATCGTGTAGTTATAAAACCAACATGGGTTTAGAAATATATGATAAAATAGATAAAAAAGTCAAGGAGGCAATAAATGGCTGATTGCGTATGCGGTGGATGCACATGTGGAAAAGGTGTTCAAGTAGAAAATCTACAAACAGATGCTCCAAGCCCTGTAGAATTTGAATATAATAGTTTGTGGAAAACTCCAACAACCTACCCCTTTACAGATGGGAATACAAATGGATGAAACAAAATTGCCAGATGGTGCAGTTGTAAGTGAGGCTGGTAGCATAGAAGAAAATCTTCCTATGGTTACCTATATCTTGCTTCATAGAATATACGACCTGTTAAGTGTAATAGCTAATAAGGTTGTAGGAGCAGAAGAAGTTTCAAAGATTCTTGATTATCACGAGCAAGGATTCTTACTTGGCCCAGATCCTGCATTTACCCCTAGAGATGCGAAGGTTCAAGAATAATGACCTATAGTCAAGAAACTATGGATTTTGCCAACAAGGTTGTTTTTAGACTTATGGAAATTCTAAAAGAGTGCCCAAACGTTGACGAGAAATATAAATGCTGGACAATTCAAGAGAAAAAGCATGTACGATGCAAGGATCTAACCTGGCTACTGGCCGAAATTACTAATCTTCCAGAGTATATGGAATATCTAAAACAGCATGCCGATGTTGACCCATATGGATACATAGTCAAGTACCCAGAAATGTCTGGGCCAGTAACAGAAAATACTGCAAAAACAGTTGACTTAAAATAATAGTTATAATACAATAAAGATGTAGGTTGAGACACCACCATGTCTCCCTATAAAACGTGTAGCAATACACTAGCAATGCCCAATCGGATCCGCCTCTGATTGGGTTTTTTGCTTTAATGGAGCGGATGATGAGAATCGAACTCACCCCTTCTGCTTGGAAGGCAGAGGCACTACCAATATGCAACATCCGCATTGTGGAACAAGTAGGACTTGAACCTACGACGACCCGATTATGAGTCGGGGGCTCTAACCAACTGAGCTATTGTTCCTCAGAGGTTCTTGTCTCTTTGTCTTTGCCATTTTCTATAAAGTCCATTTGGTGGAAACTTAGAAGATAAATCTACATCCTTGTTGGCAAATAGCTTTTTATCTTTTTCGTTTGCTGCTCTTATTTCAAGATCAAGTTTAGTCTTTCTTTCATATGGTATATAAAGAACAAAAGGCTCTCCACGATCTATTTGAAATTCTTGAGCGTTTCCATGATACAAAGTCTGTTGATTTATTTCATGATGAACATCTGTATCTATAACGCCTGGAAGAACTGACCACTGCTGATTAAAATGATAATAAAGCGGCAACTGAAGAACTGACCAGCCTTTAGGAGTTATAATTCTCCATGGACAAGACGTTTTAAAAACAAACTTTGCTTCGCTGCCATATAAATGGGCGGGAACCCAGTGCAAGAACTGAGCATTTCCATGAATGTCCCAAGTAAAGGAATCTGTAGATGTCTGCCAATTCCACTCACCATTTTCTGGATTAAAATAAAGCTTAGAGTCGCACCACATAGGCAATATATAGCCTAAAGAAAAGTAATCGGGAAAAGAAGGGCAGATCTTTACTGTTGATACCCTTGGTCCAGATTTTGCTCCAGGCACAGCCTTCATTTCATTAGGAAGTGTCGCTGGAACATCCTTAAACCATTTGGGCATAAAATGTTTGGCGGGTCTAGGTCTACAATCTTCAATATCTTCCAAACCAGGAACGGTGCTTATAAATTCTATATTGGCCATAGTTATTGTAGTGTATCAAAAAAGTGAAAAATTGTAAAGAGTGCGCCCAAAAAAAAGTGCGGCGGAAGAGAAAGAACTAATATCCCTTATTCTTCCATTGATCATTATCAAAATCATTAAATGAAGACAATAGGGCAAATCCCATTAATATAATACCCGTTATACATCCTATAATAAAAAATGTTTCCATTTATCTTCCTTTTTCTGTTTTGGCGGATTTACGCATATGTGTCCTAATTCGATGACAATTGCTGCATACGATCTCACATTTAGCTATTTCCTGATCTATCCTCTTTTTGGACAGGGTAGGAATTAATTCCATTACATTTGCATGTTTCTTGCCTCTGACGTGGTCAAAATCCATGACATAATATGGATATTTAATTCCACAGTCCATACAAGGAGACTTCTCCTTAAGATCTCTGATGTATTGCGCCAAATAAGCCTTCTGCTTGGCAATAGAGACCTTTTCAGACTTCATCCTAGGTGTAATGCCTTCGACAAGATCATTATGGCTTAATTATAGCAAGGAGAATTTTTTAAATACCCCGCCTTTTTTATTTTTTACAGCTACATTTCTTAGAACGCATTTTCCACCACATCCATGTGTGATGAATAGTCATAAGACCCATAAGGATCCACATTAGCTGCATTTCAGTAATTCCTGCGCCAAGTTCTATATTCATATTATGATGGTCGTGCATGTATATATTATACATTGGATATGTTTATATATTATTTCAGTTGACTAATATATATATTATATATATTGATACCTGGGGATATTAGATTTTAGGAAAGCCCCCCTTACCCCCCATTGAAAAATATTATACAATGTAGGGATAAGAGAGAGCTAAGACACCTGGTACATATTGAGTTTCAGTGTAAGCCCCCACAAACCGAAATCTAAGTGTAGCATTTAATTTTCTTCTGTGTCAATAGTCTTAATTTTTTTTCTGTGATCTTCGCAAATTGCGTATTTTATTCCTAGGGAACTAATTACGCTGGTGTATGCGTATTTATCACAAAATGAACATGTCATTGAAAACTCTCTCCACAGGCACAGGAGCCTTGAGCATTTGGATTGTCAATGGAGAACCCCTGGCTATTGATTGTGTCTCTAAAATCCATTGTAGCCCCCTCTAAATATATCCAGGACATCTTGTCTACCCTAACATCAAAATCTTTATATCTAATTAGCTCATCATCTTTAACTTCATAATCAAAATAAGTTTGATATCTTAATCCAGAACATCCTCCAGGACTGACAGCTATTCTCAAGAATAGTCTTTTATCTGGAAAAGCGATCTGTTCTGATTTTATTAATTCTCCCGCTTTTTTTACAGCAGATTCAGTTAATTTCATATATCAATTATACACCGTCATATATTCTAGTCGACTAGTATTTTAGGTTTTCTAAAATGTTAATATATTTTTTATTTGTATGATGCGCTATAGAAAGAAAATCGGACATTTCGGATAGTGCGCCCATCTATGCGGGATTGTGTGAGATGTTTCACATGAAACTTTTGTGATTCCCGCCACAGATGTCCGAATTGTGCTAATTTTCGGGTTGAAAATGTCAGTCCCCCCTGCTACTATTTTATTATTAGATAAAAGAAAGGTTGGTTCTAAAATGAATACCAATACTAAATGTAAATGTGATAGAGCACATACTCTTACAGATGTGCTAACTACTGAGGATAACCTCACAGTAGTAAATCGCCAGAAATGGCATAAATGCTTCCACTGTGGAAAGTATCAAATCTCTAAGTGGATTAGACTCCACGAAGTTAGATGTGATACTAAATGGGCTAATCACTTAGCCTAAGTGGTATAAATCACACGCTACCGACAGCGTGTCGTCTTGAAAATGTCGGTCAAGGGTGATAGTATTCCATAATAGAAATTAACGAAAGGAGTCAGAAATGACTAACTTATACTCAGTAGAATCTCTACTAATCGGAAAGGCTTATCGTAGCCGTTCCCTAGAAGGCATCATTCAAGATGCCGAGCCTTATACTCAGGCTTACTATGCTGACGCTGATGCGTATCGTGTGCGTGTTCGCCCTACTAATGGGCTATCCGACACCTATCGTATCGTAGCCGTAGCGCATGTGGGATAAATCACATGCGACACGCATAGGATAGGCTTGATAATGTCAGCCCCCTATGATAGTCTAACGACATAACAATTAAATAAGAATTAGAGCGTGAGCCTAGCAAATAAACCGAAAGGGTGAGCCTAGCAAATAATCGCTCAACTAACTAAACGAAAAGGAAAAGAAATGTTATACGACCTAATAGACGAAATTGAAATGTTCTTAGAAGAATACGCTCTAGCCGTAGTGCTAGTGACTGTGAACCTTGTCGGCTTCATAGTATATAATTTAACACGATAAACGAAAGGAAATAAATAAATGAAGATGTATCAGACACTAAGTTTCACTTGTGGCTCTTGTCAGAATAAGGGTTATGTGTTCTATGGTGACAATGAGGATTACTCAGTAGAACCTTGCGAGTGTGTAGCGTGATAGAGATAATCGGTTTATGTGTGTCAGTAGTAGCGTTTATAATGCTCACAGTAGCAATACTCAACAAGTAGAAAAGGAAAATAAATAAATGTATGCGATGTCATGGGAAGTAGATAACAGAGATTATAAATACGAAAGTATCCAGCATGGATACGAAGTAGTGGATTTCGATGAATACGAATCAGATAGCGATGAGATTTCGCTAGATGCGCTAATGGAAAATGAAGAAATGGAATTGGAACTACTAGAGGAAATGGAATAAATAAAAATGGATAGATACTTACTAATAGAATTAGGGTCAGAAGGAATCGCTATCGAAACCGCCCAAATAGATTTCTATGCGTCATGGCTAGGAATTGGCTTAGTAGTCTTTGGCGTAATTGCTTACAAGGTAATTCGTGCCCGCCGTGGTGTGAGGTAATTCACACCCGCCTATCGGCGTGTCGGCTTGACAAAGTCGGCAGCTGCCCGCCGATCTGTGGGGGCGCTTTGTCCCTTACGTACCTTATGTCCGATTCCCCGAATTTTGTGAAATTTATCACACGACACGCCGTCTTATTATTTGAGAAATTCTTATTTGAAATTGAAAATGTCAGTAGGCTTTGATAAAATAGCAAATCTAAAGAAAGGAAAACTAAATGAAACTAATTTGTTGCTTTTGCGAAAGCGTTTATTCTGCCGAAACTAAGTTTTGCGGATTTTGTAATGAGTATAAAGGTCTAATGACTATCGAGGATTTTGACGCTATCTACGGATAATGTCAGACCCCTCTGCTATAATCGGATTTCTAAAGAAAGGAAAACTAAAAATGAAATCATACTCTATCGTTGATTTGCTAGTGGATACTTACTACGCACCAACTTCTATTTCCCGCCGT